AATCTTTTATTAAAACAAACACAGGTTACGATGTTGACAGGTCAGCTGGACAGAGACCAGTACACACTTATCATGCAGATGAACTAGTAAAACAAGGACTAATTGAAGACAACATCCGAGGCACAACCACAAGTTCTGCTAGGCGTGAAACTCCATCACAAGTGTTTGGTATCAGCACGCCTGGGCCAATTGATCCTAAAGGACAGAGTGCACCTGCAAGAGAATCTGCAAACAGACATGGACTAACACAAGATGGCAGTAAAGTCAGTCATTCAAGACTAGGTGGCCATCAGTTTGTAATGGATGATGGCACTCCACCCAAACATGATGGATCAAAATTTACAACAGATATTGAAAATGAACTAGTCCGTATTAGGACAAGATCTGGTGCACAAATTTTATTACACAATACAGAAGACTTGGTATACATTATTAATAACAGTGGTGATGCATGGATTGAACTTTCTAAAGGAGGAAAAATTGATGTGTATGCAAATGATTCAGTGTCTATGCACACTAATACCGACTTTAATTTGAGGGCAGAAAGAGATATTAATATTGAATCTGGTAGAAACATTAACTTAAAGGCTACTGGACAAAACAAAGAAGAACAGTTGATCAATTCAGACAAAGAAACAATTACTGGAAGAATTCACATAGATGCCAGCGATGATATAGAAATGATATCTGGCAAAAGTGTAGAAATAAAAGCAGGCGAAGATATGGAAGTGTTCACTGTAAAAGACTTTGCAGTTAAGTCCGAAGAGCAAACAATCATAGAAGCACAAAAAGATTTACGTGTAATGACCAGAGAAGATCTTCTATTGTTTGCCACTGATTCTGCAAATATTGAAATAGGAAGTAGTGCTGGTGATAGTACTGGCATTGGAAACGTTAATGTGTTTGTTAAAAATGATATAGATATGACAGTGGGCAGAACTGTGAGAAAACACATTACAACAGATAATATTTTATCCGTTGGCACTGATAACAAAGTTTTTGCAGGTAATGATCATTTAATAAACACAGGAAATGAGATACATTTTAACACTTCAGGTAAAGTTACATCGTCAGTGTATGCCACAGCACAGAGACCTGCGGCAGATCTAGTTGGAGATTTAGGAGAACGTGTGCCTGTAGATGTTGTGGTCCCTTTAACCACATTTACAAACAAAATTACTCCGGAAAATAAAGCACCATATGGCGAACGTGAATCAATAATGAAACGTGTGCCTACAGCTGAACCATACGAAGAACATGAGAATAAAAAACGTGGTATAGAAGTTGATTTCACAGCACCTAAATACACAGACAGAGAAACTGACGACAACCGAGATGCAAAATCTGACATAGGGGGTGACAGATACTCGGGTAAAGGACCAGAAGCATAATGCCAGGCATAGTTAGAGTAGGAACAGATTCACACGTTGGCCACGCTTCGCCAACTCCTAATCCTTTTCATCAAACTGCTTATGCAACGGGTGCCGCAAAAGTTTTTGTAAATGGAGCCAAAGCCGTTAGGATTACAGACACCACAGGATGTGGAGATCCAGCTTCTGAAGGATCTAGTGATGTATTTGCTGAGGGACTAGGAGTGCATAGAATAGGCGATGCAACAAGTGGACATGGTTCTTGGGTGGCAAATTCTGCGGCCACTGGATCAGGAGATGTAAAAGCAAATGGAGCATAAAGTAAATGGCTAATCCGGATTATGCAACACTGTTGGCACAGATAGCCGCTGAAACTGATTCAACAGCCAGACAGACATTGATTAATCAGTGCTATGTGTTTGAAACCACACCCACTACATCAGAACAAAATTTATTCAATTACGTTGAGTCTGATTATGTTGAAGACAATCCAGGCAACACAGATGATTCATCTTCAGCTGACTCATCAACTTTATTTTCTGCTTATACAGGAGTGTATTTTAACAATGATGGAGAATCGACATGACATTAACCAAACGTACAACTAAAGGATCAGCTTTAACCTATTCTGAAATGGATGGCAATTTAACACATCTAGGAGGAGATGGTACGTATCAGTTTCCTTCTACCGATGGTACTAGTGGTCACGTACTGACCACAAATGGTTCAGGTGCTTTAAGTTTCACAAATCTTTCAACTACTCCGATTGTGTTTGGGGTGCAAACACTGACTGGCTCAGGGGGCACAGAAGTTATAAGTTTGACAGACACTGTGACACTACTAGTCACAACAGGATCTGATCAAGCATTTTCATTGGCAGATGGTACGGAAGGACAACTTAAAATAATTTCAATGAAAACAGACGGTGGCGATGGAATAGTAACTCCTGCAAACTTTGTAAACGGAACACGGATTACATTCAATGATGTAGAAGATACCGTAACACTACTTTATCAAACAACTGGTTGGGTAGCTTTAGCACGTCAAAACGCAATCTTCTCATAAGATAAATATCAGCATGGAAGAAAAAAACATCTGTAAAAACTGTGAATGTCCAAGTCATTGCACAGGCGGTCAATGCACAAATTGCCAACAAGCTGGTGAGTATTGTAATGAATGTGTTTGTGTGGACTGTGACGGTACAAACGTTATAAAATAATGGCTGTAAAAAATTTTAATGAAGTTGAGGGCACTACACAAGGTATAAGGAACACACGAATATTCCGTGGCCACAGCACAGTAGGTAGAACATTTGCTGATTCGAAAGTCTATGATATAGAATTAGTAAAACAAGATTTGTTGAATCATTTTAATATTTTAAAAGGAGAAAAACTAGAAAATCCTGAATTTGGTACGAATATTTGGTTGTATTTGTTTGATCCACTTGACGATGAACTTAAATCAGCTGTCATTGAAGATGTAGAAACAATTATAAATTATGATCCACGAGTCCAATTAGATAAAGTGGAAGTAAATCAGTATGAACATGGTCTGTCAGTAAGAGTGTCTGTGATATACACAGGATATGGTATTGGAGAGACAATGGACATGCTGTTTGATGAGCAACAAGGACTGTTGACAGGCCCTGCACAGGTATATTCAGCGGCCTAAGTATTATCTTAGCACATTTCTAAAACTATAAATATTATTATGCCATCAACAGACAGACAAAATGCCTTGCTGATAAACGATGCTTGGCAAAAAATATACAGGACGTTCTCACAAGCAGACTTTAAATCCTATGATTTTGATACTGTGAGGAGAACTTTGATTGATTACCTGCGTCTTAATTATTCAGAATCATTTAACGATTACATTGAATCCTCAGAATATGTTGCTTTAATTGATCTTATTTCATACATTGCCCAATCTATTTCTTATAGGGTTGATCTAAATGCAAGAGAAAATTTTATTGATCTTGCTGAGCGTAAAGAATCGGTTCTAAGATTAGCAAGATTAATTTCTTATCAACCTAAAAGAAATATTGCAGGATCTGGTCTACTAAAAATTACATCTATATCAACGTCAGAGACTGTATTTGATGCAAACAGTAACAATTTAGCAAACACTCCTATTCTTTGGAATGATGTTACCAACAACAATTGGCAAGAACAATTTAATGCAGTTTTAACAGCGGCACTACCAAGGGCACAATCAGTTGGCAAGCCAATATCAACAAGCACTGTCGGTGGAGTAACAACTGATGTGTATAGATTTAATTCAAACAATTTAGGTTTGCCTATCAGTACATTTAGTAGAAATGTTAATGGAATAAACATGCAGTTTGAGATTGTACCAAGCACACTTGAAGATGGTTTTGTTACAGAAGAACCGCCGGTGCCAGGTAATGCTTTAAGTTTTTTATACAAAAATGACACAAAAGGATTTGCTTCTAACAACACTGGATTTTTTGTCCAATTTAAACAAGGCACAATACAGAATGAAGAATTTTCAATCACGTCACAACAACCAAATACTATTTTTAGTGTGTCGGATACAAGTATAAACAATGATGATGTGTATCTTTTTAAATTAGATCAAAACAAATTAATTGAAGAGTACTGGAAAAAAGTTCCTGCAATAACTGGCAACAATGTTATCTATAATAGTGTTGCAAGAAATATTCAGAACCAGTATGCAGTGGTAACAAGATCGAATGACGCCGTTGACTTAGTCTTTTCCGATGGTACATACGGAACTATGCCAGTTGGTACATTTAGAGTGTATTACAGAAAATCAAACGGTCTGTCATACAGAATACAAACTGCAGACATGCAAAATGTCACATTTGATATAGATTACGTGTCTAAGAATAATCAAATTAACACTCTTACTATTACAGCGTCTTTACAATCAGCTATTACTAATGCCGCACGTTCACAAACTATAGAAGAGATTAAAAGCTTAGCACCACAAAGTTATTACACCAACAATAGAATGATAACTCCGGAAGACTATCAAATTATTCCTTTGGTCGAAAATCCAAGTTTAGCTAAAGTGAGATCACAGGTGAGAGCAATTAGTGGTACATCAAGATTTTTGGATGTAACCGATCCAACTGGTGTTTATTCAGAAACAGACATAGTTGCAGATGATGGGATATTGTACAAGGAAGAAACAGAAGAATCATTTGATTTTTCATTCACCACTAGAGATGAGGCACGGAAAGTAATAACCAGTGATGTATCAAACATTTTTGAATCCAACAGTCTGAAACAGTATTATTATGACAAATACAATAGACCACAAATCGCTGGATCTAAACTGTGGAACAAGACTACACAAACAACTAACCAAGTTACAGGATATTTTAAAGATATTGCAGATGATTCTAGTGTATTTGCAGTTGGAACAAATGCACTTAATAATTTACAGTACGTAAAAGCAGGTGCCCTACTAAAATTTATCCCTACTGCAGGAAATCATTTTATGCCTAACTTAGGTACACAGATGACAGGTACTGGCGGACATCCAGGTAGTGCTGATGTCATATGGACCAAAGTTATAAGTGTAGAAGGTGACGGATCAAATGGAGGATTAGGCGATCTTGCTGACGGAACAGGCCCAATAGTGCTGTCCGATCTTGTGCCTACAGATGCACAAATTACTGAAATTATTCCTAATTTTGTTGATTCAATTACATCAAGTCTAGAGACTGCAATACTTGACAAACTAATTGATTATAAAAACTTTGGTCTAGGATATGATGAAAATGCCAGCACTTGGTATGTAATTGATGAAGATGATATCAACACAACACAAACATTTGATTTGTCATTTGCTAAGGACACAACAGGTGCTGGACGTGATAGATCATGGTTGATAAGGTTTTCTACTAATGGCGTAACATATTCAGTGTTTAATCGTGCAGTGCAATACACATTCCAAAGTTTTGATAGAAACAAGTTTTATTTTGATCAATCTGAAAAGGCAGTTGACCCAGAAACAGGTCTAGTAATTAAAGATTCTATCACAGTATTAAAGTCGAACACAAAGCCTGATTTTGTAAGCAATTTAACTTATGATTACAAATGGCAAATTGTAAAAAATGTTGTGGGCACAGATGGCTACAATGACACAAGAATGATGCAAGTTGGACTGTTTGACTCAGATGATGATGGCGTGTTTGATAATCCAGATCTATTTGAATTAATAGTTGCTCCATCAACAAGCCAAGACAGCAAATATGTGTTTTTTCAAACTGTCACTGTCAACGGCTTCGAACAAGACAACCCTATAAAAAATACTGAATTTGTCACAGTTCCTACTGAAGACGATATTACTAATCTTGCAGTATATGGAGATGAACAAAAATTTTATTTTTGGCAGGATGATGAATTTAAAATATACAACGCAACATCAGGAGTGCTAGAAGATTTAGAAGGATATAAAGCAAAGCAGGGCAGACAGGATTTGATATACAAGTACAATCATGGGGCA